CATTTCACCTGCCGCCACCTTTTTGGCAACTTCCGTCTTTGCCTTTTGTGTCTCAATCTTAGATTCAACCCACGAACCAGCAATTCCAGCCACCGCATTCACTATTGGAAAGATCATAACTTTGTTCCTTGTAATATTTTACACTTGTAAGATTGAGGCATGATTGCACCATCATGTATTTCTGCAATCATATTACCCATTTCATAAGCACGACTAACGCATTGCTGCCTTTGTTCGTATGGGCCTCTTGTGTCGTGATATTCCCAGCATTGATCAGGATATGCTATCGCACAAGCTAGTACGATTGCCTTAAACATCATCTTTCCGCAATCCCTTGCGGATGCGGATGATTAGTAAAATTATACCGCCAATACCAGCAACCAGTGTCACCCACTCATTGAGGGCATGAAGCCACACTGGGCTGGTAATAGCACCAGCGGCTAGGGCAATGTCAGTGTGAGCATCGTTGTCCATCAGCCAGCTATCTCCATTGCAATGATGGACGAAACTCCCAACTCATATGATGTTGTATCTGAATTAGTTACTGTCCTATTTAGATATAGTGTCCCACCCGTTGCACTGGTGTTGTAGGAAATACAATAAGTAATCGCGCTTGTAGAATTTGGGCTATCAACAAATTGGAATGACCTGCTTTCTGGGGTGCTATCATTATCAGCGGCGGCTTGATAATTGTTTGCATTTGACGCTATGCCCCTGCCTCTATTACCGCTTGCGGGTGCGCCAAGTAATGTAGTGTCTCTATGGAAAGCCCATAAAAATTCATGATTTGATGTAGTTCCTTCATAAAAAACATGACCCATCAGTATAATTTTATTACTAGCTGATGATGGAGTAATGGTGACGCTAACATGAGATGTGCTGTCTGCCGCGTTTGCCGCAAGTAATAATCTGCTTGCCCTTGCTGTTGTCTGATGTGAAAAGCTGGTTTGACCATCTTCAACGTGTTGTTTGATTTGCAGTATATTACCACCAACACCCGCTGGCAACGCAGTGACGCTAGTCAGGGACTGATTGTTTAATCGTATTAGTGCCATATCAGTCTCCTATGCTTCTATTTCCATCACAGTCAAAGAGGCAGATGTTCTTCCAATACCGCTATTATCTGCATCATCACCACGAGAATTGAATTTTGCAGTGCCACCCGATTGCACTCTGAACTGAATTTTATAAGTAGTTGCAGATGTTGTGGATGGACTATCTAAAACGTGAATGGTGAGAGGTCCGTTTTCATAGGCTACGTCTCCCCCAAAACCTGCACTTACTGGTATTCTGCTACCCGCAATATCTCCAACAGAAATAGCTGTTGAATCTCGAACAAGTTGTGCATAACAAAATTGACCCCCTGTACTATTACCAACTAAACCGACAGTGAAGAAAACTAATATCTTACTGCTTGTTGATGACGGAGTTATAGTAGCAGACATACCTGTGACATCCACAAAACTTGTAGATGTGGTGGTAAATTGGTCAGTTTTTTCGGTGCTAACGAGGTTCAGCAACTTACCAGCAGACACACCAGTCAACGCTGACCCATCAATCGCAGGTAAAGCACCTGTGAGTTTAGACGCCGCCATTGACTGTATCTTAGCATCAGTAATCGTGCCATCAGCCGGAGTGCCAATGCCGTACACATCACCAAACGACATGATAAAATCAATGCTGTCACTAGCTGACAGTGCGCTGGCAAATACAATGTTACTGCCGCTTATAGTGAAGCTATCTTGCGGGGCTTGGATTACGCCATTAAGTGAAACCAGTAGCTGATTGGCTGTTGCCGGATAGTAGGCAGAGCCGCCAAGCGTCAAGGCATAGGTATCAGTCGCAGATGCAGTCAGGTTATCTAGCTTGTGATAGCCGCCGCTTGATGGTTGATTTCCAAGATAGGGCATTATGGTTTCTCCGGCCAGACTACATCGTTTAGATTACTATAGGTGTCGGTGATGTCACGCAAGGCTTGGCGATAGGCAGACATCTCTGATGATAATGTATTGTCTGACAAAGCTAGGTAGTCTGTCTCTGCCAGTTTTGCATCACGTTCTAATCTTAATGCAAACAACAAATCTTCTGCGCTTGGTGTTGGGTTTACAAATGTATTGTCAGCTTGTTTAATTTGACCACAAATAACAGTATCTGATACTTCGATAAAACCATCAGCCGCATTAGGTTGTTTTCGAATAACTACATTATCACTATTTAATAATACCCAAGCCATTTTTTATCCAATCTTTGCAACCCTAACGACAGTGTATGTTTCTGGGTTTTGATTTGCCGCAACACCAAAACCGCTATCAGCTTTTGCGGCACTAACTTTCATCCGTATGTCGTAGGTATTGTTTGCTGTAATAACTACTCTTGCAGTGCCAGTAGATAGACCAACGGTATAACTTGCCGCTGAGTTAGAATAACCACTTGTTCCTGTTTCAATAGTTGCAGAACCCGTTATGTCATAAAGAACGGTAGTAGCGGAATTTGACCTAAAATGAGGACACTCCCATTCAATAATGTAAGTTCCGGCGATTAATGTAAACTGGTTAGATGCAACAGTCACGATGTTGTCAGGGTCAAACACTACAGTATTTAAATCTCGTGTAGAATAAGATGTAGTTGATGTACCGCCAGCGGTGCCAGTCGGCTTTTGGTCAGAGATAACGGCATAAGAAATAACGCCACTAACCGTACCAGTAAACCCAAAGTCATCAGTTAAATCAATACTGTCTGCATCTAGCTTTGAAAGTGCCATATCTTACTCCGGCTTTGTAGGCCACACCACATCGTCTAATGATGAATAGCTATCAGTAATATCACGCAGTGCCTGACGGTATGTAGTCTGAGCCGCAGTCATTGTCGGCGTATCAGACATATCCCACCAGTCAGTCTCTGCAATTAAACGGTTACGCTCTGTGCGTAATTCGTTCAGCTTAAAAGCCGCCAGCAACTCAGCTTCCTTGGTTGCCACCGCAGAGGCATCCCAAGATACAGTGTTGCCATCGGCATCCTTCGCAACAGCATCAACACCGCTACCGCTGATTGTAACTACATTTGGATGTAGTGCGTAAATTGCTTCGTGTTGCATTGGTTATACTCCGATTTCGATTGCGGTTAAAAAAGATTCAAACATCCCAGAATTATAATAATTACTATTAAAATAAGTTGTTACAGTAGTTCCACTTGGGTTTCCAATTTGAGCCGTGTAAGTTATTTGGCTTGTTGTAGAAGGCTCATCCAACGCATTTATTGACGCACACCAAACAGTATTTTCTAAATTGCCAACATAATTAACACGCCCCAACTGAAGCGATATAGCAGTGCTATCTCTTATGACCCTCATAGTAGATGGATAGTTTGAAGCAGATGAATTATGATAAAAACTACCAAGCACAAGAATTTTACTGGTGGTGGCAGAAGGTGTTATGTTTAAAGTCAACGCGGTATCAGCATAGTTTGGGGCTGTATTTGTTCCCGCAGTCAAACTAAAAGATGCGCCAGCAGTTACAGAGGCGTGTTCCACATTTAAAACCTTGCCAGCAGACACCCCTGTCAAACCAGAACCATCACCGCTAAATGATGTGGCAGTCATCGTGCCGCTAGATGTGACATTGCCAGTAAAGTTACCAGTCGTTGCCGCCAATGGCGATGTCGTTGGATGGCTAACACTACCAACGGCCTTGCCTTGGAATACAACATAGAAATCATCTGTCGCCGCAATCGTGCCAGTCATAGTCAGCGTTGTGCCTACGGCTGAATAGGCCACAGTTGGTTCCTGACGCACGTTGTTTACAAACACCTCAATCTCTTGGGCTGATGAAACAGCGTGGCTGAGTGTAAAGCTAGTGCCAGTGCCGCCTGTTAAATCCTGATAGGCAACAGACTGAAAGGCGGCTGATGGTGCGTTACCTAGATACGGCATCAGGTGATCTCCATAATGCTCAATGTTGCGTCAACCTTTGCAGATGTGTCACTGTCAATCTGCAAGATGTCGCCAGTTTGTAAGATGTATTTGTTACCCGCCATCAATTCCAACGAGCCGCCACCAACGATGGGTGCGCCTTTGATAACAAACACAGTCTCGTTTGTTTCGTTATCGACAGTCGTTGACACAATCTTAACGTCAACCGTAATGCTGGCTGTGTCATTGTTTGCCAGTGTCAAGCCAATGATAACTGACGTTGTTAACGCCGGAACTGTATACAAAGCATCGGGCGTACCAGCGGCGGCTGGCATCAACCCATTAGTTTTTAGTTTAAAGGTGTTAGCCATTTCCTTATCCTAACGCTATTGCCAATGCTGTAGCGGTATCAGCCGCCACACTTTCAATCAAAGATGTTTGCAATGTAGCAACATCAATGAACAAAACATAATTAGATGAATTTACATTTGTATCTAATGGCAACACACCAGCAGATGTGTGAGCCGCACTAACCCGATACACATTGTTTGTTGTTGTGTCTGTGACCGTATCTCCTACAGCATAAGCAACACCAGCCGACCAAGCACCTTTGTAGTCACCAGAAGATGAAGCAACGATTGGTGTACCGCTTGCATCAAATGACAAAAACTTTCCGGCTCTGTCAGCCGCAGATGGCAACTCAAGATTTAACGCGCCAGTTGTATCAAAGTCAGTCAAACGAATAGTACGGCCTACAGCGTCATCAAGGTCAGCTGCAATAGCCATAAACTTATCAAGCTCTGTGTTAAGAGAAGCTACATCAAATGGGCCAGATGTTGGGAAATCAGTTACACGCTCAAGTTCAACATCGCGTGTTATAACAACCGTGCTACCACCAGATATGCCAGTAACTTCATTGCCAGATGTAAAGTGAATATAACCAGTTGTGCCAGATGTATGAGCGATTGTATTGCCAGAATCATCAGCTGTTGTGTATTTAGTTGTTAGTGTTTGAAGAGTTTCATCAACATATACGTTAAGGTCTTCATCTTCGAAGAACTCAAACGGCACAACAAACGCAGACTGTGTAACGCCTTGCGCCACAGTGTACGATATACGAGGGTTGTTATCACTTAAATTAATAGTCATGCTAATCCCCTATCATAGCAACAATGCAGTACACAACGCACAATCAATTACGTCCAACACTGCCAATTAACTCAC